GTGTAGATGTACCCTTTATATGGGAGATAGATAATCGTGATGCGTTTAAAACGATGGGTGAGCCGTTTACTAAACTAGGAAAGATGCAACGGCTTCCTGTTCAGCACACCATTAGTTTATCTACGGAAGAAAAGAAGATACCTACAGGTGCTGTTTACTATGTACCTTCATGCGTTTTAGATGTGAAGAATGATATAAAGATAAAGGAGACAGATCAGGATTTGTTTGCTGATTTTATGGCATGGTTGCAAAACTACAATGACTACATTTGTTCTGAGTGGGAAAAGCATACTAGGTCTAAGATGTCAGATGAAGAGATTGAAACTGTAGAGGCTTTTATTGACATTGAAAAAGCGGATGTAGCATAATGCAGCATGTAGCTGAAATGGCTGTACACAAATTCTTGGAAAAGGTTGCCTCTGGTGAGGCTTCCTTCTCTGAGGAGACTGCAAAAAGAGTTGCAAATGATGTAAAAGATGCAGTAAAAAGACAGTTTTCTTCTGATAGAAAAAAAGATTTTACTTTACGAATGTCTAATGTAGGTAGGCCATCTTGTCAGTTATGGTTTGAAAAAAATAAACCAGATGCAGCATTGCCAAAACCGTCTACCTTTACTATTAATATGTTAATAGGTGACATAGTAGAGGCTGTATTTAAAGGATTATTAACAGAAGCGGGGGTAAAATATGAAGACAGTGAAAAAGTTTCTCTTGACTGTGGCAATAGTAATGTCTCTGGCACTTATGACCTTATCCTTGATGGTGCAGTTGATGATATTAAATCAGCTTCAGACTGGTCATACAGAAATAAATTTGAGTCCTTTGATGCTCTTGCCAGCAAAGATAGTTTTGGGTACGTAGCACAACTAGCTGGCTACTCAAAAGCAGCTAATAAAAAAGTTGGTGGCTGGTGGGTAGTAAATAAATCAAATGGTAACTTTAAATATGTATCAGCAAAAAACATCAACGTAGATGTAGAAGTAGATAAAATAAAAAACCTAGTTAAAAAAGTAAAGGAGAATAAATTTGAAAGAGCCTTTCAACCAGTACCAGAAAAGTTTAGAGGAAAGGAGACGGGTAATAAGATACTCAACGATGGGTGCAAGTTTTGCTCTTATCGCTTTAGCTGTTTTCCTACTCTTGTGGAAAGACCTGCTGTAAAATCACAGGCAAAGAACCCACCTATTGTGGGATATGTAGAATTACAGGAAGGAGTTATGAATGAATGAAGGATTGGACATGGAAACACTACTTGACGAAATTAAAGAATGTGAGCAGCGTCTCACAGACTTGCGTAAGGAATATCGTGAGCGAAAAACTGCTGGGCTTCGTGATGCTAT